GTAACGTGAGGAACATGACTGACATTGTCTACAAAACTGTAGGTCAACAATGTGCAGGGTGTCTAGGTCATGGCAAGGTCAGACCCGTCAACAAGAATGGTGAGCCAAGTAAAGTATTACGGATATGTAAGCCATGTAAAGGTAAAGGTACTAGATACACAGACACTAATGAGGTAGCAGGCTTTAAGATTGTACCTCGTAATCCAAAAGACACTGCATCTGCAGGCTTTAAGACTGACAAAGTAACCCTCGAGGATAGATCAACTGAACTAAGTGGTGATGCCCGTGAGTTTTGTGTAGCCTACTCTAGATACAATGCTATTCGTACCTATCTATCTACCTTTGTTGAAGGCATGAAGAATAATGTTGATGATGATAACTTCATTCATCCTGAGTTCATGCAGTGTGTTACTGCAACGGGTAGACTATCTAGTCGTAATCCTAACTTCCAAAACATGCCACGTGGTTCTACCTTTGCCATACGTAAGATAGTCGAAAGTAGATTTGATGGTGGCTACATACTTGAGGGGGATTACTCTCAGTTAGAGTTCAGGGTGGCAGGTTTCTTAGCCAAAGACCCACAAGCATACGATGATGTTCTTAAGGGAACTGACGTTCATAACTACACTGCATCTATAATAGGGTGTTCAAGGCAGGATGCAAAGGCACACACGTTCAAACCTCTCTATGGTGGGGTAAGTGGTACTCCAGCACAACAAGCCTACTACACGGCGTTTAAAGAGAAGTATGAGCAGGTAGCCGAGTGGCACAAGGAATTAGAAAAGGAAGCAGTGAAGACTAAAGAGATCAAACTACCGTCGGGTCGTGTCTATTGTTTCCCCGATGCTAAGTGGACTGATTGGGGGGCAGCCACGAACAGAACTGCTATCTGTAACTACCCCGTACAAGGATTTGCAACTGCTGACTTGCTACCTATTGCCTTAGTCAAACTAGATAAGGTAATGAGAAAATTAAGAATGGAGTCAGTTATATGCAACACAGTACATGATTCAATAGTACTTGACGTACATCCTGATGAAAAAGATCAGTGTATCAAGGTATTATCTGAAGCCATGTTATCTATTTCTGATGGCTCGAAAGCTAGGTATGGCTTAGAATACGACATGCCAATAGGAATAGAATTAAAAATAGGAAATAATTGGCTTGACTTGCATGAAATACAGTAGTAAGGTTAGTTACATTTTAAATAAACTTAAAGGAAATAAAAATGGAATCAAATGAAATGACAATTGGAAACGAAATGGATCAGTTAGTATCAGCTTTTAACGATGATGATACTGCTACGTTTATGGAACTAACAGGACAAGCTAAGGCAACATCCAACGTTGGACTACCAAGATTGAACATTAACTATGACACGGAGACAGACGATGGTACTGCCTTGACACGTGGTTCGTGGAAGATGTTCTTGGATGGCGAGTTTATCTACGCTAAGGATGTATTGATCAGACCTATCCTACGTACATTCGAGTGGAGTGTATATGATATGGAGCAGGGAACTTTCTCTTGCAAGTCAGTACAGAAGCCTACATTAGCAGGAGAATTTCCTGACACATTGGCAGGCAACAAGTGTGGCAGACTGTCGGCAAAGGAAGAAGAGACTCTTTCTGATGACGACCCACTGAAGATTAAGTCACGTTCTGCAGTATGTAACCAAGTTATATATGGTCAGGTAAGTGGTGACTTCACTAAAGCTGATGGCACAAAGGTGGATATAAAGGATAAGCCTTTCATATCTTACTTCAAGCGATCAGGTTTTAAACCTATCAGAGATTTCATAGATAGCTTAACTAGACAGAAGAAGATCATGCAAAAGGTTGTTATTAAGTTAGCGACTAGCAGGGTTAAGTCAGGTTCAGTTACTTACTATGTACCCGTTCCGACTCTCCATTCGGAAGTACAAGTCTCGGATACAGATAAGGCATTGATGAAAGACTTCTCAGAGACTGTAAAGGCTCACAATGAGAACGTTCTTAATCAGAACAGAGAAGCTTTGAAACTCATTTCTCCTAGTGAGGAACAAGACTTGTCGGCTGATTTCAATGTTAAATCTGCTTAAAATCCAAGACTACATGCAAAGAGCTACTAGGGGGGAAGTCACGGTCTCCCCTAGTGCTATTAAAGACTTTGCAAAAGAATGTGAAGAGTCTGTAGAAAGACAATTAAATAAAGAACGTAAGTTCAGTATCCGTATGTCAGGACTAGGTAGACCACTGTGTCAACAGTTGCTAGATAGGCAGGGTCTCAAAGAAGACATGGACTACAATGCTTTGTTTCGATTTATGTTTGGTGACTTGGTTGAATCAGTCGTCGTACTTATCATGGAACAAGCAGACGTAGATATAGTAGATAAACAAAAGGCAGTTAAGCTAGACATCGGTGGACACACAGTAACAGGCACACTTGATCTTATCTTGAGAGATGAGATGGGGGTAGAGAAAGTTTGGGATGTTAAGTCTGCAAGTGAGTGGGCATTTAAGTTTAAGTACACAGGGTTTGGTGGCTACGATAAGATAAAAGAAGATGATCCCTTTGGCTACATAATGCAAGGGCATCTGTACGGTGAAGCTACAGGTCTACCGTTTGGTGGGTGGATTGTTGTAAACAAATCTAGTGGCGAGATTGCTATGGTGGAAGCACCTGATTGGCAAGAAGAAGACAGAAAAGAATATTTAAAAGATGCAGAGGTAAGAGTAAAAAGATTACTCGATCCCAACCCTGACTTTGTAAAACCATTTAAGTCTGAGTTCGAGACGTACAAAGTAAAAGGTGAAATCATAAGAACAGGTAACAAGACCCTACCTAAGATATGTGGCATGTGTGGGTACAGATCACATTGTTGGTCGAAATCACAGTTACACGATAAGGTAATCTCTAAGGCTAAGACACCACCTAAAGTGTGGTACGATGTTTTAAAAAAGAAAGAACTCTGATGTCGGCTATCTACCTGCATACCTATCAAACCAAGTTGCTTGAGTTGAACGAGAACTTGTACCACGTGTACATTGAGTCTCACAAAGGTATTGGTGGTGGTAGAGACATAACATTCCTTAGACAACATGACAGAGGTATACCTTTGACACTCAGAGATAACTTCTCTGAACACGGGGCAGTAACTCCTGAAACAGAAGCTAGAGACATTGTCAAGGTAGAGAACGAGTTTCAAACAATAAACTATAGCCTTAACTACGGAAAGATTTTATGTGTGCCGATATATCCCCTGCTAGACGAACTCACTATAATAGAAAAACAATCCCCGAAGATGGCAGGATATATAAACAAACGCCTAGAATCATTGAGTTGGAAAATCCGTGTGGGGAGAACATAGTGGCTAAACGAAATGCAGGATACCGATCTAAGTTTGAGTTGGCATTGGCTAAGAAACTTATTGATAACAAAATAAAATTTGAGTACGAGAAACACAAAATAACATTTGTACCTAAGATACGTACCTACACTCCTGACTTTTACATACCTGCTACGGGTATCTACATTGAAGCTAAGGGTGAGTTTGATAAGGCAGACAGAGTTAAGATGGCTTTGGTCAAAGAACAACACAAGAAGTTAGATATACGTATGGTGTTTATGAACGCTAGAAATAAAATCTACAAAGGAAGTAAGACTACCTATGCTGATTGGTGTCTCAAGCACAACTACAGATGGGCAGAAGGATCAATACCTATGGAGTGGCTAAAGAAATGAAAAAGAAAGATATGAATACAATGATGTCATTGGAAAAAGATAAGTACTATGTCATTATATCTGAACTGCCAGACGATCAGTTTCATCTGGTTGCCTATGATACGACGGGCAAGAAGTACAAGACCTTTGAAGACCACACGGTTGCATCAATCATGCACGAGGGTGTGATGGCTTTGCTACGTAGACGGGGTGATGAAGTGTTTCGTTGTGGGGAAGCTGAGATAGAGTTTAACTTCTCAGCCAAAGAACTTCAGATAGAGTACCAAGATGAAACAGGAGAAAAGCTTGACTTACCTGAAAACGTAGTTAAAGTAGACTTTGGTAAAGAACAATAGTGAGACACATAGAGTATATGATGAAGAGATTAGAAGAAGAAGACATGGTTAATAGTCCTGCCCACTACAACAAAGCAGGCATCGAGACTATTGACATGATAGAGTCTGTCACAGGTGATGGATTTGAAGCGTATCTTCAGGGCAACATTCTTAAATATTTGTGTAGATATAAATACAAGAATGGTGTAGAAGATTTAGAGAAAGCAAAATGGTATTTAAACAGATTAATTAAGACAATAGGAGAAGACTAAGATGGCATCGAATATGTTACCAACCTCATATCAAGAATTTATACATAAGTCTAGGTACGCTAGATGGATGGAAGACGAGGGAAGAAGAGAGAATTGGGGTGAGACAGTCAGCAGATATGTAAACTTTATGGCTGATACGTTGATGGAGAAACACAACTACAAGATAGATAAAGTTGATAAAGAAATGATGGAAGACTACATTACTAGTCTGAGTGTAATGCCATCTATGAGAGCAATGATGACTGCAGGTGAAGCACTCAAGAGAGATAACACTTGTGGCTACAACTGTAGCTACCTGCCTGTAGACAGTCCAAGATCATTCGATGAAGCTATGTACATACTTATGTGTGGCACAGGTGTAGGTTTCTCTGTGGAACGTGAGAACGTAGACAAGCTACCTATCATTAGTGAGAACATGCAGGAGTCTGATGTTGTTATCAAAGTGGAAGATAGTAAAGCAGGATGGGCAAAGGCGTACAGAGAGTTAGTAGCTTTGTTGTACTCAGGTATGATACCCACTTGGGATGTATCTAAGGTACGACCATCAGGTGCAAGACTAAAGGTTATGGGTGGCAGGGCATCAGGTTCTGATCCTCTTGTTAACTTATTTAAGTTCACTGTAGAGAAATTCAAGAGTGCAACAGGTAGAAAGTTATTTCCTGTTGAGTGTCACGATATCATGTGTAAGGTTGGTGAGGTTGTTGTCGTAGGTGGCGTTAGACGATCTGCTTTGATCAGTCTATCTAACTTGAACGATGATCAGATGGCACACGCTAAGACAGGTCAATGGTGGGAAAGTCAAGGGCAAAGAGCATTGGCTAACAACTCTGTAGCCTACAAGGGCAAGCCTAGTATGGAAACGTACATGAGAGAATGGTTAGCTTTGTATGAATCTAAGTCAGGTGAAAGAGGTATGTTCAACAGACAAGCCGCCGACGAGCAGGTAGCTAAGAGTGGCAGAAGACAGACAGGCTACATGTGGGGAACTAATCCTTGTTCAGAGATTATCCTCAGACCATATCAGTTCTGTAACTTATCTGAAGTTGTCGTAAGAGAGAACGATGATCTTTCAGCTTTGAGATCAAAGGTACGGATTGCTACCATGCTAGGTACATTCCAATCAACTCTTACAGATTTAAAGTATCTACGTAAGATATGGAAAACAAACACAGAAGAAGAAAGATTGTTAGGTGTGTCATTGACAGGTATCATGGATCATCCTGTGTTAGCTAGAATGACTGACTCTAAGATATGGTTACAAGAGATGAAGCAGGTAGCTATTGATACAAACAGGGAGTATGCAGAGAAGATAGGAATACCTAGAAGTACTGCAATTACTTGTGTAAAGCCAAGTGGCACTGTGTCTCAGCTAACTGATTCTGCATCAGGTATCCATGCTAGACACAATCCGTTTTACATCAGAACTGTACGTGGTGATAACAAAGACCCACTCACACAGTTTATGAAAGAAGAGGGTATACCGTTTGAAGCTGATATCACAAAACCTGATAGTGTTACGGTCTTCTCTTTTCCTATGAAATCTCCTAGTGGTGCTATCACTAGAACTGAGATGAGTGCTATAGAACAACTAGAACTATGGAAACTCTATGCACTTAATTGGTGCGAACACAAACCATCTGTAACTATTTCTGTAAAGGAAGAGGAGTGGATGGAAGTAGGTTCGTGGTTGTATGATAACTTTGATATAGCTTCGGGTGTATCATTCTTACCATTCTCTGACCACACGTACCAACAAGCTCCTTATCAGGACATAGAAGCTGATGACTATCTAGAATGGAATGGTCGTGTACCATCTGCACTAGATTGGACTAAGTTCTCTAACTATGAAAAGGAAGATAATACGAGTGGTTCTCGTGAGTTGGCTTGTACTGCAGATGCCTGCGAAGTCGTAGACTTGAGTTCAAGCTAATGATAGAGATACCGATCAGCGAAGATTACATGCGTCATGCGAGGGAAAAAGCTTCCTCTGTAGGCATACTGCAGGGAAGTATTACAGGTGGCACTAGTAACGTAGTAGGTGCGATAGGCGAGGTAATCGTGGCTGATATCATTGGGGCAACTGAAGTAAACACAGTTAATTATGATTTAGTAAAAGATGGGAATCGAATCGACGTTAAGACTAAACGTTGTAATACTAGACCACAACCAAACTATGATTGCTCAGTTGCATCACATGGTACTAAGCAAGACTGTGACAGTTATGTGTTCGTGAGGATACTGACTGATCTCAGTAAGGCTTGGATACTAGGTAGCATTAGTAAAAAAGAATACTACGCTGAAGCTACCCGATACAAGAAAGGTCAAGTTGACCCGAGCAACGGTTTTACATTCAGAACCGATTGTTATAATTTACCGATAAGCAAGTTAGAGCCGATCAATGAAATCAAAAGTGAAAGCGAAACTATTCTCACTAGAAGCGTTTCTTAATAAAGATGGGAATGTGGAAATACTCTACGATGCAGTAGAACCTGAAGAGTTTGAGAAGACTATGAATATGGGTCTTCCTATGTACGAAGGTACAAACAAGGTGGGAGACTTTATAAGATACCTGAGATCAATAGCACAAGAGGTTATGGATAAATCAGGTAGGTTCTTGTAGTGGAGTGGTGGGAAGCGTGGCTAGTCGTAGCTATAACTATCAACACCACTATCAATACAATTGTTTTCTTTAAGGGTCGTAAGATATCGAGACAGAGAGATAAGCCTACGTCTTCTTCTTCATAATCTTGAAGTCTTCTTTGTCTATCTTATTATTCTTATTCATGTCTAACTTAGCCTGACCACCATAGAGCATCTTCTTCTTGGCAGTGCCACCATACATCATACCCATGCTGAACTTCTTCTTCTCAGTCATGCTACCCATTGGGTTCATCATGCCTGCTTGACCTGCAGATGACTTTCTGTTTTGATCAGCAAGTCCACCCATGTTCATTTTCTTTTTCTTAGTCATGCCACCGTACATCATTGGCTTTCTTGGGGTAGCACCACCACCATACATCATGCCTTTGCGTTGACCGTTGTTATACATCTTCATTAGTTGTTCTCCTTAGTTATTGTGTTAGTGTTTGTCCTACTTGATTTTCAGGTATGACCATGTCAGGTTTAATATCTTCATTCTTAACTTGAGTTTGAGTATCTCTCTTAGATAATAAATTCATAAACTCACTGTCTTCAAGGTATGTAGTGCCTGCTATATTAAAACTTCTATCAAAAGAATTAGTCTTATCTCCCGGACTTCCTTGATCTAAAATGTATTGATTTGCTAGGTAAGAACGTATTCTAAGGTCTAGTGTGTTCATATCTATTTTAGTCATCTGTCTAGGAGTTTGTAACATTTTACCCAATAGTCTAGCTGCAGTTCTGTCTGTCATAGCTAAGTTAACTGCATTTTGTTTACTCTGTAGCAAATATCTAAAACTTACTTCAGCACCTGTATACGGCACACCCACCATACCTCTCGCTAAGTTAAAACTTCTAGATATTACTGTATCAAATGTTAACCCCTTTGTGGCTGCAAAAGATGCAAATCCTGCTGAATCTCCCATAAAAGTTTGGGCCCATTTACTCATGTCATCTAGATGTTTTACATGTTCTTCACCTAGCACAGCTTGAGCAATTTTTCTT